ACCCTGGTAAAGACTTCAAACTCTATCTTTTCCAGGTCTAGGTTTTCCCAACTTACTCCGCCGCTAGCATCGCTGCTGCTGCTGCTACTAAATTTGGGTCGTTTAGTTTAATTCCTGAACATACTTCGATGATCTTGTAAGCACTGTCCAGGTCAAGTTTATCCTCTATAGAGTTCTCTTCTGTTTCTTCGTCCAGAAGGGCCTTGTTGTCCTGGGACAAGCAGACGCGAGCAAGGCCCAGGATGGAGTCAAGGGCTGCGTCAACGTCCTGTTCTGCCGACTCTTCTGTCTGCATTTCTGCGAATGCGCTCTGAAACTTACGCATGTTCTTGATGCTCAGCGGACGGAGGGTGACGGACGTGCCGTCTAGAAGTTCGATTGTCTCGCTGCGGAATACTGTTTTTGCCATTATTTCTCCTTTTGGATTGTACTTGAATTATATCAGGGCATCTGAACTAACGCAAAACAACAAAGCCGCCCCCGAAGGGACGGCTTGTTGTAATCTTAAACCGGGATTAGAATCCGCGATCTACGATCTTTCCATATGCATTCGAAGTGGATGCAAGTGGGAGGCAACGGAAGGTAACCGGGAATACGGTTACGTCCTCACGCTTGAGACCGTGCTGTGAACTTTCGATGGACATTGCGCGGGCTAGGTAGTAGATACGCTCAGATGATCCTGAGACGGGACGTGGACCTGGGCCAACGAATGTAAGCGAACGCTCGACAGGGTAGTCTCCGAGTGCTCCACCACGGACTTCGACTCCGCCAGTTGCGCCCTGAACAGCAGGGGTGGTTGGGTCAGTGCTTGCACTGTAACCACCGGACTGATTCATGACGATAAACAGGTTCTCAAGAGTTGCCTCAGAGAAACTTGTCTGGACGGAGAACTTCATGCCGGTCTTGAACAGACGTGCTGCGTCAAGTAGTTGGTCTACCATGGCTTCGCCATATGTAGGCTCGTACATTGCCATAACGCCTTCTGTAGTGTAACCTACATCCTTCCAGTTCACATCAGCGGCAAGCGTTGTACGCGCTGAAACGCTGGCTGTGAATGTTGGGAGAGCGGCTGCTGCTGTTCCGTCAGTGGTCGTCGCTAGAGATAGATAAGCCGATGCGGCTCCGACGATAATGTTCCTTACGGATGGTGCTCCTGCCATTTGCTAACTTTCACCTACCTTAATGTTGATAATGATTTGCTGGCTAGGCACTTCCTCATGCTCAACCATATCGCGAGGGGTATTAAAAAGCAAATTACTGGTAGTTACCTGAGCCGTCCAGGTATCGGACGTATTCCATACAGAAGGCTGCCTCGCCCTCAATTCGACCGGCCTCGTTCCGGGCCTCCTGGTCAATTCCAGAATACATAAAATAAATGTTGTGAAAGTTAAACTTACCTGAACCACCAAAGGCATTAAGTAGTCGAGCAGATTCGTCCATTCTGCGGAGTTTATCTCGCATCCAGGCAGCCAGTTCTGCGATTTTGTCTGGGTCTGGGCAAACTATTGTAAATACAACTTCATCGCGCATTCTCCACCAGTCATCACCGATTACTGGAAGTGATGTTACCGTGTAAATAAAATACGGAGAGTCTCCAAACCTGTTAGAAAATTCTGGCTGATCTTGAATTGGCATAAAAGGAACTAGGGGCGTAGACTCATATGTGTAGTCCGAGGCAGTAAGTAGTCCGTCTGCGACCAATCCGGTCCAGACAAAATCTACCAAATCGTTAACTGCGTGGTCTGTATAATCTGCCATTAATAAACTCCCCTTGATTCTTGCTCTACTCTAAATCGTGCCATTTGCTGAACTTGAGACTGACTTATTCCGCCCTTAAAAGTGGAACTTCTGATAGAGACTGGAATTTTACTGCCTGCTCGCCTCATAACCTTAACCGGCCTTTCAAGCGAGGGCTTGAGGTACTTGGTTGCCAGTCCAGACCTAAAGAATCCACTAAAAGACCGCGCGAAGGCGAACTTTGTAGGAAGTCCTCCCGGGTAGTTAACCCTCCGGGGCCCAGCAGAGAAACCAATGTTTCGTGGCATATTCTCAGCGCGGAACGCGAGATAGCGGCCGGTCTTTGGGCGAACTGTCACAGGGATTCCATATTCCATAACATAAGCCTTCATCTTAAAGACATATGTTTTTTTAACTACTTTTCCATTTGGACCTGGGACCTTTAGTACCGGATCAATCGGTGCTTTTCTACGAGACTGGTTAAATGCGTATGTTACCTTAAATGTGCCACCCTTAGAGGTAACCTTTTTCAGCCTCCACAAACGGGCCCGAGGGTCACCGACGCCGTTCCAGTCGTAGACGTGGTGAAGTCTTTTAGGGTTTGCCGCCGCATGAAAATCAATGTAATCTCCGAAGTGCTGTTCAAGGTCTTTATACACCCGGTCTGACCAATTGGCAAGTTGTTTCTCGGTAACAGATTCGTGAGCCACCATTAGTTCATAGTACAGGGCTTGCGAGATTTTTTGCGGTGCGTCACTAGTTATCGAAAACTTAGCCGCCCGATTTAATGGTTTTACCGGGTCGTTGCCGTGATACTCAGCCATTCTGAACCTCTACTCTTTTCAGAAGCACTTCGTAGTCGATAATGGACTGCCACGGATCAAGGCGCGGGGTCACACCCTGAACCTCAAATATCGTTGGGTCTCCGTCGCGCTCGTCGTTGATCCAGAGTAGGTTGTTGTTCTTGTCTCGGATATTTGTTACTCGCTGGCGCTTGTTCAGCCGCTCCCCAGTGATGATCTTGATGAACTCATGCTCCCGATATTCCTGGCGGAAGTCTTTTCCGGAACCGTCATCAGAAACAGCGTCGGTCACGATACTGCGAGCATCACAATTGATCGTGTGGCTGAGCGTCCAGGCCTTAGTCGTAGCCTTGGACTTAGGGTCTTGAGTCACTGTTTGATTGTAAATATCTGCGGACATTCCATAGGATGATCCGATCAGACAAGAGGCGAAGGGCATCATACGGTGAATATTCCGAGTGTCTGGTAGTCTCCCAGCAGCCGGTCAACCGTCAGGTTTCCGGTTCCCCGGAACGCCTCCTTTTCAAACGTGAACTTCCAGTCGCGCATCTGGACGTGGTTGATGTAGCGGTTTCTCCACGTCGCGTCACGGCACAGGTAGTCGTTCGCCAGCATACCCACACAGTCTTTCACTATTTGAGGAATGCTGGCTGTTCCGAAAACACCCTCAACGGTGTATCGGTAACCGGCCCTGAACTTACCAGCCGTGCCGGTGATTCGCTGGCTCTCATATTCGTCTAGGTCAAGGAAGTCTGGGCTGACCACACGAATTGCGCTGCCGGTCTCAGTGACTTCAATGTCATAGCCGAACTTGGTGAAATCCCCGCCAACCGTAACTACTAGTTCACCATTCTCATACATCTTGGTGGGAGAGACAATTGGCTCTCCTAGGACGAGAACGTCTGTATTCTGCCCATAGGCGACAACAGACTTGGTAACCGGCCCAAAGGCTCGGCGCGTGTAAGAGTTAATGGTGTAGCGAGCAATTCTTTCAGCCGCAGCAACCTCTTCCCTGGGCCGGTAATTAGAGTCCAGCGGGTTGAAGGACCAGCCATAGGTTGCGGCCAGTTCTTCTGGTAGCACATATGGAGTCACGACCTCGTAATACTGGTTGACAGTGATGTTTTCTGAACCCACAACAGCGGTCCAGGTTACAGAAAAATCTCCCGCAGAAACAGTTTGGGTAAGTGGTATGTAGGCCTGCCAACGCTGAACTGTGCCTGCTGGGGTCGGTGACACCAGCGAGACTGTCAGAGGCAAGTTAGCCGAACCAGCACGGATGAGCGTGGCGGTTGGAGTTCCCGTCGCGGTAGTGACGAACAAATCCAAGTAGATATAGTCGGACTGACCTACATAAATCTCCATATTACTTCCTTATTTTAATTTACTAGTCTGTTAGGAATAGTAGTTTTCAAGTTCCTTCTGTAGCGCGATGCGGAATCCTTCTTCGTTCTCAAGGATCAGTTCTGCGGTTGCCTGATCAACAATGGCGAACGGGTGCTCGCGGGTGAAGGTGACTCCGAATGTGTCATACTCTGGGTTTGCTCGTTCCATCTTGATGACGACTGATGGACCGGCCTCCGCTAGTTCCGGCTTGGCTGGCTCAAAGGTGCCTGCGTCGTTAACCTCTGGCTCCGGGGCCTCTGCGGCTATGCGGGCCTGCCATTGGTTATACATCGTGATATCGATACCGTCATCTTCTAAAGCCTGGACAATATTCAACTTGCCCTTGATTCCAGTAAGATCGGTACCAAAATATTTGGCTGCTTCCCGGAGCGCAGGCGTATCCAGGTCATTCAGCGTTGTGTGTTCTGACATTAAATCCTCCATAAGGTTCATGACCATTATATCATCGATATTTGCAAAGCCAAAGGGCCCGGGAATTACCCCGGGCCCTAGGCTGATGGTGCTAAGGTCAGGCGACCTTAACGTCCTTGACAATAACAAGGGCTTCCGTGTTTTCGTACTGCACACCCGTACGGATGTAGGCAGTGTACTCAACGGCATCCTTCTTGATCTTGTACTCGGAACCGATCTGAACCTCACGCTTGATACCCCAAATGCGGTTCTGTGGGAAGGTCAGTTCGACGTATCCGTGGTTTCCGGTTGCACCAGAGTATGTACCAGCAAGAGTCTCGCTGAACAGCGGAACCTCACGGATCGGTACACCGAATCCGAATGGAACAACTGAACCAGCGTTACCTTCGACGGCGACTTGGTTTCCACGGATGATACCGGAAACAATGTCCTCAGGGGTACCTGGAAGAGCGGTTAGGCTCTGTAGGTAGTCCTGGGCAAGGCCGGAACCAGTGTAGAAGCGCAGGTCTCCACGACGCTGTAGGTACTTACGAGGCATTGACTTGAGAGCGGTGTTCAGGATGGACTTGCTGATAGTTGCACCAGCACCAGCCTTAACAGTTCCGCCCGCAAGACCCAACTTACGGAATCCATCAAAGGACTTTAGAAGCGGGTCAGAAGAGAGGGTCGTGTCTCCATTAATAGCAAGATCCTCAACGTCGTTTCCGAACTGAGTTGCCATTAGTCGAGCGATGTGATCCTCAAGGTCTGCACCTTCGATGTTGTCCTCAAGAGACTCGCGGGAAAGTTCCCAATCCAGTCGAAGTTTCTTGGTTGTGATGCTTACCTTGGTGAAGGTAGCATCAGCGTTGACACCATCGTCCACAGCCTCAGTTGCAAGGCGGACTAGGCGCTGGCCTACACCAACCTTGTCAATGTCCTGAGTGTTGGAACGCATGCGGATAACGCGACCTTCCTTAGCAAGGACGGTCTGGTCCCACATGTAGTCGATGAAACGGTTAGCCTGATCTGCGTTAAGCAGACCACCACCGCCGTTACCGACCTCAGTAGTACGAATTACTTTCTCAAAAAGTTCGTCACTCACGATTTATTTTCACCTACCTTTTCGTTTTATGAGTCTAGAGTGGTGACACCGAGGAAGTGCCCGCCCCAGATAGAATTCTTCTTACCAGTCTCAGAACCGCCAAGTTCTGAGGACTTCTTTACTGCGGTAGATGAGTTGAGGCTCTCTACCCGCGCCTCCATATCGGTGATGCTCTTTTCGATGCGTCCGACAGTTTCGGCCAAACTCTTGTATGTCGTCTCAAGTTCTCCGAACTTGGTGTCTACAGACTTAACAAAGTCATCGACAGAGGCGCGGACACTTTCGACCTGCTCTGCACTCTTTGTCACCTGCTCGCTAACGACCTCGGAGACAAAAGTCTTAAGGTCATCAAACATCTTCGCGAAATCCTGTGACTCGGCAGCGCCTACGTCGGATGCGTCGTCGGCCTTTTCGACTTCTTCTTCGACTGCTTCCTCGACAGCCTCTTCGACAGCAGCCTCTTCGACTACTTCCTCAGCGGCTTCAACGGCCTCGTCTACTGACTCAACCGCAGCATCTTCGGCTACGGCGTCTGCCTTTTCGACAGGCTCGACTTCTTCAACAGAAGTTGCAATATCGCTCACTTCTATACCTCCTTCGTGGGTTGCCTCTGCCTGAGCAGGGCTTAGATAATTTTTTACTACGCTGACAATTTTGTCAACATTTTCTGAATCGGCTGTTTCAATCCAGCCAATGTTCTCCATGCGATTACCGCAAGAAGTACAATCTTTTGTCTCATCGGCGGAAACCACAGAGATTCGCTCGTCCACGCAGAAAAATACGTTAGAAGTTTTTACATCAAAGGCCATACCCTTGTAGACTAGCATTCCACTGTCGTTCTTCGTTACCGAAAATACATTTGCAAGCGTGTTGCATGGGCTGTCTACGAGGCTCAGTTCGACAAGATCATATTCTTTGACAACTCTGACAGTTCTTTCGCTCTCTGGGTCGTAGACAGTATCGGCATCAATAATAAATCCACCGATAGAAAATGCGGAAAGTGTTCCATCTAGAACCTTTTCCCAAGTATCCTGCGCGCCCTTTGAAACGTAAACCGTGACAAAAATGCCACGATACCACTTTTCTGAGTCGGCATCATAGAAATCTTCCTGGGCAAAACCTAGAACTTTACCAACGGCAATTGACTGATGCATTTCCCGGACGTTACCGCGAAAACGCTCAAACGCGCGGTTGGATGCCTCAGCGGTCATCACGTCGCCCACCCGGTCGATGTTATCAAGTGTCGCGAATCCGGACACGCGGCGGTTTTCCTGGTCCACTTTTGCAAATGGAACAGTCATCGTCAGCGATGTGCCGTCTAAGTGCCAGTTACTTTTAGTGATTTCCATATCGTAATTCAGAATAATGCCGTTTAGTTTAAAATGCAAATTACTGGCTACTACGGCCTGTTCCCTGGCTATTCCGGCCCTCACCAGACGTGTCTGGGGAGTTAGCGGAACGTGACCGAGCGCGCGAGTCAGACCCGGCTGCGGTGTTGGCTGCGTCTGCTGCTTGACGGGTGGTTGGCTCAAAGAACCGGTCGCCGTCTGGGTGCGGAGGAAGTCCAATCTCGGTACGGGATTCGTTGATCGTCATCTGCTGGTTGCGGAGCGCGCGTTCGTGAATCTTAGACTGCGTGTCTGCATCTGTCAGGGACAGTTCGTTCAGTTTAAGTGTAAATACATCTGTAAACTCTTTAATAATAAGGTTGACACGCTTTTCCAGACGGTCCTGCTCTGGTCGGCAAACCTGCTCTTTAAAGGTCTTATCTGCGTCCCGGGCAACAGCCAGCGCCACGTTAGCGGCGACACCGATCTTGGTCACCGGGGTACGGTGAACACTCAGAATCTCATCCCTGTTTAGAATACGGTACTGGTTGAATGATGATTCCTGGGTTCCGACCTCAACCGGCTTCATTTCGAAGTCGACCTTGGAGTTAGGGGCGTCGGCCGGAAGTGGAATATACATGGTCCGGTGGTTCTTGCCCTTAAGGTTTGTCATGAAGAATTCGTGCAGTTCTCGTTCTGCCGCAAGGGATAGCGAGGCACCCTTAAGAACAATGACATACCTAGGAACAGCCTTGTGCTCAAAGTAATCAAGGTTGAATCGGGAGGCGAACTCATCACCGGCCAGTGCGTTCTTCGCCGCAACAATGTCCGGAACTCCGTAATAGGTGTTAGTTGGAGAATACTTTTTGATGTGGATAAGTTCGTTCAACTGCGTCTGGCCGGTAATCGGATCAGCAGTTTTCTGGTCTCCAAAGTTCCTAAAGAATGTGGTAACACGACCAACATTTTGAACAAAGCCGTCGCGGACGCGGCGGACTCGGATCGTCTTTGATGGGATATGACCAACGTATCCGATGCTTCCATCGCGCTTCCGGCCCACTTCGATATATCCGTTTCCGGTAGCCTCGTAGTCAGTCCACACCTTTTGAAGAACCTCAAGGAAGGTGTCCTCGGCGTTGAGGTCATCAAGAATCTGATCTAGTTGCGCCTTTGTCCGGCCCAGATTGCGACGAATCTTCTTTAGTTGCTCGGGACTGGCGTTTTCGATCTTTTCGATAGTGGCCGGTGTCTCGGTCCACGAATAGCCAAGGCCTACGATGTTGGCTGTCTTGGCGTTGCAGGCAGCATAGTGTGCTGCGGAAACCTCGTAAATACGAGATAGGTAGTCAAGGTTGTATGGCGGGATAACAACGTCGAACGCCATATATCCGGTATAGTAGTCTACCTCGGTCTGCTTGGTCTTGGCACCACCGGTCCCGGTGTATGCCTTTTCTAGGCGGCTGACCCGCCTCTTAAAGTTGGCGTCCAGTCCGTCGTGCTTCTTAATCTCGCTGTAACTTTCAGCAAACGGGTCACCATCACCACCGCTTGAGTCCATAAGTGGACCCAGGCCAAGGTGATTAATTACCGTTACGTTGCTGTCGTTCTGCTCGGAGTTCGTCACGAAGTGCTCCAATATCATGAGGATCTGGTGTAAGTCCGTTTAGCATACGTTCCTTTTGGTCGTCGTATTCGTCTTGAGATACGCGGCGAACACCTTGTAGGAAAACAGGGGTTCCGTCCGGGAATCCGATAACGCTTGCGACCTCGCAAATCCGGGCCATTTTTTTAACATCTCCGCGCTGGGCGGGAATGTTTAGTAGGTTTCCATCCTCGTCGGATAGATATTGCCCGGTGGGCAATTCATAAACGTAAACGCCGTAGTCAAATTCTTGAACTAGGCTTAACTTTGACTTAGGTTTTTTCTTACCTTCCATGGTTTAGATTCTACCATTTTCGGTTACATAAAGGCAAATTATGTCGTTGCTCCGGTCGTTTCCCAGGCTAGTGTGTACACATATGGTTCAACTTCGGTCAAAACGATGCTGTCTGCGCCAGAGTTTGTTGCATAAACAAGGCCTCGGGATGCAAGGTAGTGTTCTGTTATTGTGGCGGCATCTAGCACATAGTCATAAGTGGCTAGGTTCCATACTCCGACCTGGGCGGTGGTTCCACTGCCGTCCGTGTTCTGCCCGACCGCCAATGTTGCTGTAATGTCGGCAGTACCGATCACAATGATGTGGACCGACTCGCCTTCTTCTGCTGTGTAACTGGCAGTCAGGGTTCCGTTAACATACATGGACGCGAAGTTGGTTTGTGTTATGACGTTTGCGGAAACGGACACGGTTCTGCTGGTTCCGTCATTGGTGTTGAAAAGAATTCCAGTGTCGGACGCATTTGCCCGGTACACGAACTCCACGACTCGGAAGGTCGCAGAAGGAAGCAGCAGTCGACAGTTTCCTGAAAATCTTATGTTGGCCCAATGGTTGTTTCTCCATGGCTCATCGAATTCCATGCGCGACGTGTGTGCGTAAGAGTTAAAGGTAGCCACTCTGTCAGTATTTACAGACTTAACAGTGTTGGTCTTGAATACGTTCATCGTCACGCTACGGAAATGTCCGATATTTGCTCCAACGCTGAACAGTTCAAGGCGTAGGACGTAGGGGCCAGAGGGAACTCCGGAGCCTAGGTTTCCTGAGTTGGCGAATACGGATGATGGTAGCACCGCCCCCCGCGCGGTGACGGTCGCAGTTGTTGCGCTGTATCTCAACTTGATTGCACCATATGTGCCAGCGCCATTTTCGTAAGAACCCTCCCAATCTATCGAACTACCCTCGTATGCGCCCGTGTATGGGAACACAAAGGAGTATTCCCACCACCCGGTTGTGCGGCTAAGAAGGTCTGCGGCCACCGGGTAGTACGTCGTCCTGTCGGTTGATAGGGTGAGCAGGTTGGCAAAACTTGTGAATACTGGAACGTTATTCCAGAACATGATGTTTGCCAGGGAGTCGATTCCTGGGCCGGTGAAGTTCCTGTCTGATCCGAAATACAGCATTGTGCCTTCGTTCAGAGAGATACTTGCTGGGAAATTAGTTACACCGCTAATGGTGTTGTAGGTCAGCAGACCGGCTGCGCCAGAGTGGACCCTGACAGTTCCCTTTTCTATTACCGCCACAAAGTTAAATGATGTTGAGACTGTAGTGTCATATGTGGAGGTCGTTACCATTTCGTTACCGGAAGAATCGACCTGGACAACCTCAAACCTAAGTTGTGAAGATGAATTGATGAACCATCGCCACTGCGTTCCAGTCGTAGGACTGTGGATGGATAGAATCGTTTTTGTTGTTCCCGGAGTAGTTGCGGCTACGTTCATGGCGATAATACAACCGCTGTTGGACAGCACCCCGGCCCCGGAGCGAGTCAGAGCCCCGGTCGCACCAATCGTGACACGGGAGCCAGAGTAGGCAGCCGTTGCTTCAACACCAGAAGAATAAAACTTCATATCCTGGTGGTAGTTCATCGTCAGACTACCCTCTTTGTCGACAATTGTATTGTACGAAACACCATCGGACCAGTCCTGGTTGTCAACGATGATCTGGGCTGCTAGCGGCTGGGAGCGACGAGAGAAGTCCCAGAAGTCCGCCCCGTCCTTCGTGCAAACATCTTCGTATGGCTGTGCTGTCGTACCGGCCAGCCAGCGGTCTAGAATTTCCTGGGACGACGAGGCCCGGTTGAAGATGGAGATAGCGCCCGTGTTAGCCTTGAGCGTTACGTTAGCGACAGCAGAGCCGAAAGCGAAAGTGTTTGGTACGACTACCGGCTCACCGGGGACAGTATTGACAACAACGACGAGGCTGACACCATTAAAAACAGCACATATATGCTTAACATCAGTTATAACCGGAACTGTGCGCCAGCAGGTATACCACTTATTTGTGGAGTCTTTTATTTCAAAGATGATCCTGTCGTTGTCGTATCTGATCAGTGCGTTGGTAGCATCGAAGAGCGTCCCGGTCGCTGATCCGAAGGGGACGTTGGCCCAGAGGTCAACAGAGAATTGTCGAGTTTGCCGTTCAGAAGAGGCGATGACGCCAGCGTTGGTTACAGAAACATCAGCCTTGAGTGCCCGACCCTGCGGGATAAAGCCCTTGCGCCAGATCGAAGTTCCCGGAATCGTGGTCGCTACATAGGAACTAGCATCTGTTGTAAGGAAGGTCGGTGTCATCGGGTAAGTGGTGACCGGCCTTTGACGAAGCACAACATCTTGGTACATACAATAATTTTAACACGTAACGACTTAGGGGCAGACCGAAGCCTGCCCCTAGCCGGTAACTACAAACCACCCTAAGGTCGAGAGAGCGAAACTCTACCCGCACAAAGTGGCCCAACGACTCCTGCGCTTCCCACATTTCCGTGGACCCGGCAAATGACGTTACCTTTATTATACCATGTAGTCGTCAGAGAATATACTGATTTCTTCGCCGTCGTAGACCTTAGTCAGAACCGGGGCCGGTCTATTAAAGGTAAACAATACCACCCGACCCGGCCACACGGTAATCTCGTAGTCGGCATCTTCTGTCATTTGAGTCCCCATAGTGTCGGCAATAGGTCTCGGATACGCTTTCCGAACGTGTTCGGCGTCGTGTGACTGGACATATCCCTGTTCCAAACTGCTTGTGCGACTTGGTTGTAGTCGATGCTTCCACCGCCACCGCCCGAGGCGGTAACGTAAGACGCAGCACTTCTCTGGAAAGAGATAAGAACTGTGAAGTCGCCGGTAGGCGGAACGATGAATGCGGTGTTTGCGTCTGCCGGGTAAAGGTCGCCGGATACGGTCAACTCGTAGTCGTTCTCGGACGGCTTGATTCTCCACCCGATATCGTTTCTGATGAAGTAGTATCCAGAGAGACTGACTCCACCGCCCAACTCGTTTCCACCTACGCTTTCGGAAAAGGCCTGCTCAAACTGTGCATTTCCTGCGGCAACCCAATCCTTCCACCGAGAATAGATATCTGCGGCGGTGACAGTTGTCAGTGGACCATCGTATCCGATAGTGATGACCTTTGTCGCTCCGTTAAAAGAAATAGTCGGCATTATATGTTCCCATACTGCCTGTCAATTTGCTGCTGCACGGGGATCGTAAGGTCGGCAAGGGTGAGTGCCTGTCCCAGCAACCGGATGTTCTGGTAGTTCAGGCTGATAATGCTGATATCAACAGATGGGTACTCTTCCGGATCGAACTGCCAAGTGAAGGTTCCATCCGTGATGTTTTCTTCACCGGCAATTTCTGTTGTCGTTCCGGCGTCAAAAATTCTTACCTCGCTCGGATTCTTGAGTCCAGAGATTGTCAGTGTAGGTGCATATTTAGGCTCTATGTCATACTGAATGGCGATATGCCAGCATGACCATCCAGAGGTTCCGGCCGGGTTCGCTCCTGCGGCGGTCTCGGCAGCAGACACCAATGCTAGGCCTTCACCTTCGCGAATAGTTACACCAGCATACCTCATGCCTAGGTCGGCATTCACATGACCAATGCTATACCCCAGAGAGTCGGGGAGCCTCAGGGTAGAATGACCGACGTACTCTGGGAAGTAAGCGCGGTATTGTGGTCCGATGAAGTCCTTTGCTTTGAGGTAATTACTTCCTTTGGGTGAACCAGCGGAAGCATCAGAAAGTGCGTTTTCTGGTAGACCAAATGGCAGGATAGCAACATCTTGATAAACTTTGGCCCAGGTGGTCGGGTCCGGGTAGGCCGTAT